AACACATCAACAAACGTATTAACAATTCGTCTAAAAGATGATCCAAATGGTGCTGGTTTGCAAAGAGATATTGCAGACAACTCGAAAATAAGACGGCGTTGGAAGTACTATGATGCTTTCACAGGTGCTCCAGGCACTTCTGAATGGGCAACAGCTAACGCCCGTGGTACTGGTGATGAATTGCATGTCGCTGTTTATGATACAACAGGTGATATCACTGGATACGATGCAGATGTTGCTGGTCAAAGGCAATCTAGTTTGATCGAAACACATGGTTTCATGTCTAAAAACTCTGTTGCAAAAGATGCTGTCGGTAACAGCAACTACTATCCAGATGTAATTTTCAGAAATTCTTCCTTCATTTACTGGACAGATCATATTTCTGCTGGGTCTAACTGGGGCACGGATACTACTACTGCTTATACAAGTGTTGTACCAACACAAATTGATTCTCTCACAGGTGGAACAGACGATTATGCTCCCACTGCTGGTGAGTTAGAACTTGCGTATGATAAGTTTGCTGACAGTGATGCGGTTGATGTAAACCTTATAATTGGTGGTAAAGGTGGAGGAGCTGGTGATACTAAAAGCACACAAGATACTCATGTCACAATGATTACTGCATTAGTAGATGATCGAAAAGATTGTGTGGGATTTGTTTCTCCATTTCGCTCTGCCACAGTTGGAGTTGCTGATAATACCGCAACTTCTGCAACGGCGGTAGAGAATGTTAAAACTGCATTTGATCTATGTCCATCTTCATCGTATATGTTCTACGATAGTGGATACAAGTACATGTATGACAAGTACAATGATGTATATCGATATGTCCCACTTTGTGGTGACAGTGCTGGTCTTTGTGCAAATACAGACCTAGTTGCTGATCCTTGGTTCTCTCCTGCTGGTCTTACCAGAGGATTTGTACGAGGAGCAATAAAACTTTCTTTCAATCCATCAAAGACAGACAGGGATAGACTTTATACTGCAAGGGTTAACCCTGTGGTTAATTTCCCCGGCCAAGGTGTGGTTCTCTTTGGAGATAGAACTGCTCTCGCAAAACCAAGTGCATTTGACCGTATTAACGTACGGCGACTGTTCCTTGTTCTTGAGAAAGCAATCGCAACTGCTTCTAAATTCATGCTCTTTGAGTTCAACGATGAATTCTCACGGGCTCAATTTAGAAACATGGTAGAACCTTTCTTGAGGGATTGTCAGGGTCGTAGAGGTATTACAGACTTTAGTGTTGTTTGTGACGCAACGAACAATACTGGTGACGTAATTGATCGAAATGAATTTAGAGGTGATATCTATGTTAAACCAAGTCGAGCAATTAATTTCATAACACTTAACTTTGTCGCAACTAGAAGTGGTGTTTCATTTTCAGAGGTAGGAGGTTAATCATGGCAATGATAGACGATTTTAAAGCTAACTTAGTCGGCGGTGGTGCTCGTGCTAACCAGTTTAGAGTTACCATTTCACCTCCGGCCGGAATTGCTATAGGACTTGATGTTCGTAGAACATCATTTATGGCACGGGCTTCAAGCTTGCCTGCTCAAGAAATGACACCGATTGAAGTGCCATTTAGAGGTCGTAAAATTTATATCGCTGGAGATCGTGAATTTGCTGATCCTTGGACAACGACATTTATCAATGATACAGACTTCATGATTCGCAATGCGATGGAAAGATGGTTAAACGGTATCAACAATCTCTCTACGGGAACGGGTGTAAATAATCCTGCTGACTATCAGACAGATTTGGTTGTCGAACAACTTGATAGAGATGATACGACACTTAAAGCTTATATTTTCAGAAGCGCATGGCCAGTTAATATTGGTGAGATTGAACTGAACTCAGATACAGCAGATGCTCTTGAAGAATTTGAAGTACAGTGGAGGTATCAACACTTTGAAGCATCAGGTGTTACTGGTTCTGCTGGTTCATTACGATCTCCTAATACAGCATCTTTCTCATTTAATCTTAGTGGTGGTGTATCAATCTAATTTGAAAACCTACTAAATAATAGAAAGTAGGAGATATTATGGCAGAACTTTTTGGTTTCCGTATAGAACGTCCTAAGAAGGATGGGGGTAGTGAAGTATCTTTTGCTACCCCTACTTCTGATGACGGCACAATTGATGTTGCCGGTGGTGGTTTCTTTGGACAAATTCTAGACACAGACGGCAGAGATAAGAGCGATCACGATCTTATCAGAAGGTATCGTGATATTGCTCAACAAGCTGAATGTGATGCAGCAGTTGAAGATATTGTAAACGAAGGTATAGTTTCAAATGAGGATGATCAAGCAGTAGAAGTTGTTCTTGAAAGACTTCCTTTTTCCAACACAATTAAAAGAAAAATTAGAGAAGAGTTTGGAGAAGTTCTTCGATTACTTAACTTTGAAAAAAAAGGTCATGATATTTTTCGACGTTGGTATGTTGATGGAAGAGTATACTATCATAAAGTTATTGATACTAAAAATCCAAGAAAAGGTATCACAGACCTTAGATGGATTGATCCTAACAAAATTAGAAAAGTTAGGAATGTAAAAAAGAAAACAAATCAAGCCACTGGTGTTGATATGATTGAAAAGGTTGAAGAGTATTATATCTACAACGAACAGTCAAAACCACATCCTGGCGGTAATCAAGTAAGTCAAGGTATAAGAATTTCTCCTGATGCTATTACCTATGTTCCTTCTGGAATTATAGATGGCAACACTGGTCGAGTTGTTTCTTATTTACATAAAGCAATTAAGCCTGTAAATCAATTAAGGATGATTGAAGATGCATTGGTTATCTATCGTATATCCCGAGCACCAGAACGTAGGATTTTCTACATTGATGTTGGTAATCTGCCTAAGATAAAAGCAGAACAATATCTAAAAGATGTAATGAATCGTTATCGTAACAAGTTGGGCTACGATGCAAATACAGGAGAGATTCGGGATGAGCGAAATCATCTGTGGATGCTTGAAGATTTTTGGCTTCCCCGAAGAGAAGGTGGCCGAGGTACAGAGATTACGACACTTCCCGGCGGTTCTAATCTGGGGGAGATAGATGACATACAATATTTCCAAAAGAAATTGTATCGATCATTGAATGTTCCAATCTCTCGTTTAGAAGCAGAAAACAGTTTCAGTTTAGGTCGATCTACGGAAATCACCCGTGACGAGCTTAAATTTAGTAAATTTGTACAACGTATTCGCAAGAAGTTTAACCCCCTGTTTACAGACCTTCTCAAAACCCAATTATTGCTAAAAGGAATTATCGCTCCTGATGATTGGGAATTGATGCAAGAACATATTCAGTATGATTACTTGCAAGATGGTCATTTTGCAGAACTAAAAGACGCTGAGCTTCTTAATGACCGTATTCAAACTCTTGATAGTATTCAGTCATATGTTGGAACATTCTTTAGTAAAGAATACGTTCTAAAGAAAGTATTACGCATGAACGATGCAGAGATTGATCAGATGCGTGATCAGATTGCAAAAGAACTTGAAACCGATCCTATGGACGGTGGAATTGTTATGCCAGATAAGGGTGATGGTATAACGAGGTATCCACAAGATGGAACTGGTGGTGTGATATCACCAGAAGAAATGCCTGACTATGAAGACCCCGAACAAGATAATGTACCATCCGATGATCAAAAATTCGGAACAGATAACGGAGAAGATGATGAGCAGTAAGGAATTTGTAAATTCACTAATAAACGATGATAATATTGGAGCAGAGACAGCATTTACATCTGCAATGACTGATAAAGTTTCAGATGCTTTGGAAAAGAAGAGAATAGAATTGTCTAGGGCATATGTATCACAGCCTCCACCACAAGAGGAAAATGATGAGTAAAACATTTGAAGGTGTGTATTCTACAATGTTAGAGAAGGATGAACACAAAAAATCCAAAGAATATAAACAATTATCGCCTAAAATGCGGAAAGCTGTAGACGAAATCTTTAAAAAAATGGATGCTAAACCTTCAGATTTCCTAAATACTTTTGAGAAAACTATGCAAGAAATCTCTAAAAAATTCAAGGTTCCTGAGAAGGAACTTATGAATTATTTTGAAAAAGAAATGTTATCAATCTAGGAGTAAGTCATGGCCTTTGCAACACAAACATTAGTAGACTCTGATTTTGAAGTTGTTACTAAAACTACAATTACAGGAACAAATGGAACTGCAACAAAAATTGTAGATGTATCTGCTCTTGGTGGTGCAGCAACTGATCCTAGAGTTTCTATTGTTTCTTGTTGGTGGACAGTTAGTTCAACCACAGAAATAGAATGGAACGCAACAACAAACGTAACAGCACTAACTTTAAATGCAAATGGCCATTACAATGCTGGTGGACAGTCTTTACCCTCAATCGCAAATAACGCTGGCTCAGGAGTAGATGGTGACATTTACTTTGAAAATGATGCAGCTTGTGTAGGGACAGTTATTCTAAAAATGAAAAAAGTATCTGGTTGGGATAACATAACATAAGGATAATGATATGAATACGGTAAAATTAATTTCAGAAGCAGTGGAAGACGCTCAACTTATTGTCGAAGAGGATGATAAAGGAAAGAAGAATTATAAAATTCGTGGTATCTTCATGCAGTCTGATGTAAAAAATCGCAACGGCCGTGTTTATCCTCAAGAAGTTCTTGAAAAAGAGGTTGCGAAATACAATAAGAATTTTATAAACGAAAATCGGGCATTTGGTGAACTGGGGCATCCTGACGGACCCACAGTTAATCTTGAAAGAGTATCACATATGATTACATCATTAACACCAGATGGCAAGAATTTTATTGGCGAAGCGAAGATAATGGACACACCAATGGGTAAAATAGTTAAAAATCTTATGGATGAAGGTGCAAAGCTCGGTGTTTCCTCTAGAGGTATGGGAAGTTTGGAACAAAAAAACGGCGCCAATTATGTGAGAGATGATTTTTATCTTGCAACAGCAGCTGATATCGTTGCTGATCCTTCCGCCCCCAACGCATTTGTACAGGGGATTATGGAAGGTAAAGAATGGGTTTGGAATAATGGATCACTTGTAGAAGCTCATGTTGCGGATTTAAAGAAGAAATTTGATGTAAAACAACGTCAGATAAGGGTGAACGAGGTTGCTTTGGAATTTGCAAAGTTCCTCAAAAGTTTATAATTTATAAATATAAATACAGAAAAGGTAAGGAGACACCCTATGTCCGAATTAGATAAAACAATTGAAGAGCTGGAAGCTGATGTGCTTGCAGAACTAGAAGAAAAGGTTAAACAACCTACTGATGGTGCTGCTCCTTCCGCTAAAAGCGAAAAAATTGACGCGGTTACGCCCGGCGGTGAAGTAGAAGACGGAGGGGCTGCAGTAGTTGACCCTGAAGCTAAATCTTCTCCAACAGACGTTGCTGGTAAAAAAGCAAAAGAAGTTAAAGGTGATGCCCAACAAAAGGGCGAAGGTAAGGCAGATAAACCAGAAAAACTTGCAGCTAGCCACGAACCAGAAGGTGAAGAGGTTATTGCAGAAATGGAAATGCCTAAGACCAAGAAAGAAATGCTTAAAGCAATGGTAGGTAAAATGGAAATGATGAAAGCTGGAGATTTGAAATCTCAGTACGAAAACATCATGGCCGCCATGGAAATGGAAGCAAAAGAACCTACCGAAGAAGAAAAAGAGAAAGCTGAAGCAGTTGAAGCACGAATCA